AATCATCATCAGACAAAGATGTTCCAACTACTGCTGAATACAAAGTAACCCAAGGATTTCTTTTTGTTCCATCAGCATTAGTGCCACGCTGTACTCTGCCTAAATAGGTTTGGCCTTTTTCCATACCTTGGGAATAAGATTTTTCATAAACCTTAACATTTTCCTCAGTAACAAGAGTACCAAAATAATCAGGATAAGTAATAGTAGCTAACTTGTAGTTAATTACTGTACCCTCACTATTAGTGTAAGGCCAACTTTGTTCAGACATTCTGTTTAGAGTGCCTGAAATGTTAGCAACTTTAACAGCATTACCCGCAGGTGTTGTTTCATCTTTCCATTTAAGGAAACTTTTTTTCTTCTCAGCCATTTTTGTGGTTTTAGAGGTTAATAAATAAACAATTTATATAAAATAAAAGTTGTTTAAAAGCGGGACTAAACTTGTTTAGGCCTAATAACTATGGGAACTGTTACTAAAAAAAAAGAGGACTAGTCCTCTTGTTTAAATACTAACATTCCAAATCTATTTTCATAAACTTTCCTTTCAGTAATAATTTTAGACAAATCATTGCCTAATATATTCTCTCTAAAATAAATAAAGAATGCTGTATCTTCATTTTTCAATAAGATAGCATATGGAAATACTCTTGGTTTATTCCAATAACTGTTGTTAGTTCTAAATTTTCCATAGTCTTTAAATTTAGCATTGTTTGCTTGCATTATATCTTTAATACTTATCATAATAAATAATTTAATTGGTTGTTATAAAATAAAAGTTGTTTGTTAAAATAAAAAGGGAACATTTCTGTTCCCTAATTAAACCATTAAGAATTGGGATTAAGAGTCCACTCCTTAACAGTCAAGATTCCATTTACTATAGAATATACTACCATTTTAACAAGTATTAAAAATGAAAAAGGGGAAGAGTCTTTCTCTCCCCCCAATTAATTAATAAGGCAATAAATCTTCTAGTTCAAAACTAGATGGATAAATACCCAATAATTCTTTTTGTTTTTCTTGCATAGTTTCAATCTTGGATTGCAACAAATCATAAGCAAGTTTTTCTCTAAAAGAACTAAATTCTGAACTTAATAAGCACCCCTCAATTCTATAGCCATTACGGCCATTATATGTCAAGGTTAGTTCAGGAAATCTTGTGCTTAAAGCATAGTATCCGTCTTTGGATAATTTAGCATTAAGTTTTACTATGGCAAATCTTCCTAAGAAAGAGTAGCCAAATTTTAAATTCTTGTTCATACTTTAAATTTTTAATTGGTTTATTTAAAATAAAAGTTGTTTTGTTTTATATAATAAAAAGAAAGAAAGACTTTAAAAAGTGGCTTTAGCCACACCTATAAGAATGAATGATGTGTGAGGGAGTGTGTAGGCTTTTCAGAGTGAGCAAGCCATAGTCTGAATGCTAATGAAGGGTATGGTGCGCAGGTGTGAGGGAAGCAAAGGTATTTATATGCTTAAGTCTGAACGGTAGAGAAGGCTAAAGTATATAAATTGCTTTGCTGTGTGAGTGTGAGAGAGGAAAGGCAAAGTGCCGAAGATATGAGGCTGCTTGCCTTGTGTGAGGGCTATTTGTTTTCTATCTAGCATAACATAAAAAAAAGAGCCTAAGCTCTTTTATTAATACCCTGCTGAATACCTTGCATCAAACTGTTCCTGAGTAACTTCCTCAGCAGTACAGCCTTCATTGAAGGCAACTTCTGCAACAAAGTCTCCATTTTCAGGATTACATATTGAATTCTCCCACTTAACTTTGCCATAAGCATCACATTCATGGTAAGTGGATTTACAACTTGTTAATATTATTACAGCAATAATAATAACAAATGTCCATAAGCAGGCAAAGCCTACACTTGCATTTCTTTTCATAATATAAAATTTATTGGTTAATGCAAAATAAAAGTTGTTTAATATAAAAGAAGAAGAAGCCTAAGCTCCCTCTTCTTTCTTTCTACAAACATTGAATATAATATACTCACCAGCGGTGTGTATTTCATACTTAACTAAACTCTTGGATGTCATCCATTGGTTTAATCTTGTTTGCATTTTGGTTAGTTCTTTAGCATCACTTGCTAAAAAACTAAAAATATCTACTCTATGCATAGTAAAAGATTTAATTGGTTCATAGATAATAAAAGTTGTTATATATCTTTACATATACTTATGTCCTTACATATACATATACTCTTGTCACAGCTCTGTCAGCTATGATTCAAGCAGCACCATCTCAGCATCCACTCTTTCTTTATACTATCTACAACATAGTACAACATACATATCTACATACATAGTATCTACACAAGTACATAAAACTTCTTCCAAGCATGCTTTTTTTTCTAAAAATATTTCTAGAATTCATGGTCTCCTCTCTCAAACCATGGGGGGTACCACCCAACTCCCGCGGGGGTGGGGCCTTGTAACATATACCCAACCTCCTGATCTCACATACTAAAAATCTAAATAACTTTGTCCAGTTTTTAGTGCAAGAAACTTGACATAAGGGGGGGTACAACTTTGGTTGGAAGTGCCTGGGGGGAAAAGCACCTACCTTTAGTTTTATATATAGGTGTTCTTGTAAGAATTTTCCACCATAACCGGAATATAACCGTTTTAGTGATGGAAATTTTCCACTATAAGTATATAATTTGCATGAATTTTTCTTAAATAAACATGCATAATGTAACATATAAGTTACAGAATAGTATAAATTTGTAAACTATATTACACATTATGGTGTCACAATTATTTGTAGTTTTGTGACATAAACTATTTATTATGGCACATATAGAACATAACTTTTTTCCTCTTAAAGTATTTGTAAGAGATGAATACATGTACCAACATACTAAGGGTCAAGGAGAGTTTACACCAGGTATTATTATATCAGTAAGATGTATGCCGGGTCAAGCAGCATTGTTTCAAGTGTTACTTGAGAATGGAGCTCTTAGAGATAAGTTACCGAGTCATGCTCTACTTACTGAACCAAAGACACCAGATCCAGATCTACCGTTTCATTTTTTACAATTGTGGAATTGTTTCTCTTATAACTTTACTGTTATGAGTTTGTCTTACCTATATGATACTCCTGTAGAAGTATATATGAAAGATCATAAATTTTATAAAGGTAATTACCATGGAACTATTAACTGGGGAGCAAATGACATGAACACAGATCTTACATTAGCTGAAGATCCTAAAGAACATAAGTCTCATCATATCATTTTATTAGAAAATGGTCAGATAGCTTTACAACCTAACAACAGAATTAAGTGGTCTGAACCTAGCTTTGTAACTAAACCTTTCCCAGAGAAACCAGATTACTTAGTATGTAATGAGTGGTATAACTGTGAGGGACATGAGAAATGGCATACAGAAGATTCAGAAAGAATGTTTTATGATAACGAATAATATAAGGTTATAGCCTTACTCAAGGGCTCCTGTCATAAGGTTATATCCTGATATTTGTATAAGTAAATAATATTTAGTATATTAGTATATAATATAAAAACAATGGCTACAATAAAAGCTGGTGGGGAAAAGCATAGGATTTATAAAAAAACTACCAAGACTGGTAAAGGTAAACCTGGTGATATAATGGTAAACCATCCTAGTTCAGATAATGGAAAGTGGGATACTATTAATCTAACTAAGAAATCAGGAGCTAAAACAGTTAAACAAGGTGAAGCTGCTAGTAGAAAGTGGCATAAAGATAATCCTCATTCAAAAATTAAAAAGAAAAAGTAATGCCAAAAGATGCCTGTTATTCTAAAGTAAAAGCACAGTACGCTGTGTTCCCTTCAGCAAGGGCTTCTCAAGCTATTGCTAAATGTAGGAAAGGTTCTGGCACTGTTAGAAAAACTAAAGCTGGATCAGATTTAAAAAGGTGGCAAGCAGAAAAATGGCAAGACACAAAATCTGGAAAAGCTTGTGGTGCCGGTGGTAAAAATGAATACTGCCGGCCTACAAAAAGAGTATCTAAGGATACACCTAAAACAAAGTATGAACTTACTCCTTCTAAATTAGCTGCTAAGAAAGCTGAGAAATCTAGAGTAGGTATGGGAAGAAGAGTTAAAAAAGTATAACTTTTAAATTTATAAATTATGGACCGTATAAATAGACTGAAGAAAAAAGAAACAAGACTTGTAAACAAAGGTTATAAAGCTGTTGATGAAGGTAGAGAAAGAAAAGCAGATAGAATATTAGGTAGAGCAGCTAAAACTGAAAACCGTATTATTAAACTATCTGAGAGAAAAAAAGGTGGTGCTGTAAAAGCTAAAAAGAAAAAGTAATGGCAAAGACAGCAGCTTGGACTAGAAAAGAAGGTAAAGATCCTAAAGGAGGATTGAATGCTAAAGGTGTAGCAAGTTATAGAGCAGCCAACCCTGGTAGTAAACTTCAGACAGCAGTAACAACTAAACCTTCAAAACTTAAAGCTGGAAGTAAAGATGCAAAGAGAAGAAAATCTTTTTGTGCAAGAATGTCTGGTATGCCAGGTCCTGCTAAAAAACCAAACGGAGAACCTACAAGGAAGACCCTTGCATTAAGAAAATGGAACTGTTAATATATTATAATCATGGCAAAAATTAAAGACAGTGGCTTGACCACAAAAATAAAAAAGAATATCTCTAGACCAGGAATACATGCTAAGAGCGGAAGCTCTCAATTAAAGTCTTCAAAAAAATATAAAAAATTATATAGAGGTCAAGGAAAATAATTATATATTTGTAAAAACTAAACAAATATATTATGTCAGATGAAATAAAATGTGCCTGTGGAAAAACACAAAACCCTGATGGATTTTGTGATGGCTCTCATAAATGCGATAATAAAGAACAAGTAGCATTTAAAGAAACTAAAATTGTATCTTTTGGAGAAACTTTAATGGAAATAGATTTTGATTTATCAGAAGATTCTTCAGACTATAAAGTTAAGAAACTTATGGCAGAAGCAGCCAATATATTAAGAGATCAATATCTATTAGCTGGAGGAAATCCAGTTAGAAGCATTTTATTTGAGCATGCTCTAGGAGAAATAGTTAATGCTCAGATGTCTATAAACAAAATAATAACCCTAAAATAAAAGTATGAGCCAATTTAAAACATTAAGAGGAAGAAGGATCTTAATAGAAGTACCTAAGAAAAAAGAATCAGTAATTACATTATCTGAAAAAGATAAAGATGCATTAATGTATGAAGAAATGAAAGCATGGAATAGACTTACTATTTATGCTGTAGGAGATAAAGTAGAAGATGTTGTTGCGGGAGATGTAGTATATATTGCAGTTAGTCAATTAGAACATGCAGAAAAAGTTGACATTGATGGAAGTGTCAAGTTGATGTTGAATGAAATGGATATAGCAATCATATGGTAAATATTTCACATGATGAGTACTTCTCGTCAAATACCATGAAAGGTAAAGAACTATCTCCAGAAGAAATTGAAGAAAGAATAAAGACTTATAATCATTATAATGTAAAAGATCTAAAGTATGTAAAAGATCTAAAGTATATTGATCCTTTAGATCCAGTACATGACTTTAGAAAAAATATCCCTCCATTTAATTCCCGTCCGGAATACTATGGTGGGAAAGATTCAGCTTATGAAGTCTTTACAGTATTAGAAGCATGGAAGTTAGATAAAGATTTTTATTTAGGTAATGTTTTAAAGTATTTAGCAAGAGCTGGTAAAAAAAGTTTTAACAAAAAAGAAGATTTAGAAAAAGCTTTAGTATATTTACAGAGAAGAATAGATACACTATGAAAACAATTGTTATTATAATCTTTTGTGCAGTTATATTATTACTATGGTTAATAGCTAATGCTATGTCAAAACCAGTCTTTAATAAGATGAGTAAAAATTTTGAATTTGATAGCTTAGGTAATACAATTGCAAACTACTGTATATTTATAATAATTATAATGTCCTTCTTTATAGGACTATGGATTTGACTTAGAAGTTTCTTTGGTTAGTTTGTTTCTAAGTTGATAAAAAGCCCTGATTAATTTTAGGGCTTTTTTTATTTAATAATTTTGTTATCTGAATAATTTTTAGTATATTATACATATAAACATAAGAGCATGGATATTTTAAATTTTATAAGTTGGATTAAAGGAAGTAAACTTGTATCTTCTACAGACATAAATAAAACTCTTATTCCTCTTGGTGTAAAAACTAGTAAAAGAGAAGATGATTATGTTTCAGTTACTATGACTGTAGCAGATTTTACAACACAAGTTGCTGTAAATATACCAGCTGGTGCACAAGGTCCAACTGGACCACAAGGTGTTGCTGGTCCTGTAGGTCCTGCTGGTTTAAACTGGCAAGGAGCTTGGTCTGCATTAGGAACATATGTAATTGATGATGCAGTAGGATATGGTGGGGCATCATGGTTTTGTATTGCCAATGTAGGACCATCTGCAACTACTCCTGATATTGATCCATTAAATTGGGCACTACTTGCTTCTCAAGGTTCTCCTGGTCCACAAGGTCCTCAAGGAATTCAAGGTCCTGTTGGACCTACAGGAACATCAAACCCTAATTTTAGTATTGTACCATCAGGATTAGTTTCAGCATCTTCACCATTTAATACAGTTGTTTCTTTTTCAACAATACCAGCAAATACTTTTAATAATACAACAAAACCAATATTAACTATTAAAAGTGTGTTGCAAAAAATTGCATCTTTAAACACTATGGTTGTTAAATTATATATTTCAAATAATGTTCCTTTTCAAGGTATTGATTACAATACAGCTGGAGCAATATTGCTTGCAGAGGTTGATACAATAACAAATGGATCTACTCAAAAAATTGTAAAAATTGAAAAAGATGTTTTCTTTTCTGCAGGTACAGCAATATTTTTACCATTAGGACTTCCTAGTAATGGTTTTACAGATTCAGCTATTGGTGAAAATTCATCTACATATAACTCAAATATATTTGATAATGGTTTGTTAGTAGGAACAATTGATTGGACTCAAAATGTATATGTAGTAGTTACTGTTCAATCTAGTGCAGCAGATCAAATTGGTTCTAGATATTTATCAGTTGTAAGAATTTAATATTAATTAATAATAAAAACAAAAAAGTCATGGATATTTTAAATTTTATTTCTTGGATTAAAGCCGGAAACTACAGAACAACTTTACCAACTGATACAGCTACTTTGATTCCAGTAGCAGCTAAAGATTCTTCTAGAGATGATGGTTATCTTTCTCTTGCAGTAAATGCTGCACCTTTACAAGCATTGTATAATACAGCAAATGTAACTCAGTTAACTTCAATAACTACTGCTGTAACCGTTAATGCTAATAATGGAATTATTACTACAGTATCAAGTACTTTAGCAGCAGGTTTTAATACAGTATTTACAGTAAATAATTCAAAAGTGTTAACAACATCTAGAATTCTTATTACAGTAGAATATTCAGGAACTGGACTACCTATATTATTTACAGAAAATATTGTTAATGGAAGTTTTGATATTAATATATTTAATCTTGGATCAGCAGCATTTAATAATGTAGTTAAGGTGCACTTTATGATAATTAATTAAATAAGAAACTATGTCAGTAGGAAATTTAAAAGACTATGGAAACAAGGGAAATAACTTTCCTTTCCAATTAAAAACTTTACAAGGACTGGCAATGCCTCAGTTTAGAAATTTAAGAACTCTTTACTTGTCTGATATATCAGCATCAATATTAGAGTCTTTAATTAATGCAGAATTTGCTAATGCTCCTGATTCATATTTAATTTCTCAGAATGTATTCTTTGATGCATCAACAAACACATATGTCGCATTTATAACATTTGCTACTTTATAATGAAAAACTTAATTATACTTTCTTTACTGTTAGTATTTATTACTTCTTGTTCATTAGAAAGAAGACTTGAGAAATACTGCCCACTTTGTACTCAGAAAGATAGTATAGTTACTATAACTCAAATTAGAGATACTACTATTAATATTCCAGGAGAAACTGTATATATAGAAGATACATTATTTTGTGATTCACTAGGCAATGTATATGCCTCTAGACTAGCAGAAAAAGATGGAACTATTATTAAGTTACAATCAAAAGTTAGAGAAAATAAATACAAAGTAATTGCCCGCGTAGATACTATCTACAGAACTATAAAAGGCAATACTATTTATAAAACTAGATTAGTAACAAAAACTCAAAAGCCACAAAAGATAAAATATATCCCAGGTTGGGTCAATTTCCTAGCATGGTTAGGTGGTATATGGTTAATAATTATTATTTTATATACGGTATACCGTGTAATCAAAGCACAAATACCAATGATATGAAAACACAATTATCCATTTTAACAGCATCTATACAAAAATCATCTCTTCAACTTTTAACTGTGATATCAGCATTTTTTTTACCTATAACAGGAATACTTTTTCTAATTGCTTTTGCTATTTTAGTAGATACTATTACAGGTATTTGGAAAGCTAAAAAATTAAAAATAAAAATTACATCCAGAGGTCTGTCAGCAGTAATATCTAAATTATTACTTTATGAAATTGCTGTTATTTTATTCTACCTTATAGACAGGTTTATTCTTAATGATATAATTCTACAATTTTTCTCAGTGCCTTTAATGCTTACTAAGATACTTGCACTTGTATTAGTGTCTATTGAAGTAATGAGTATTAATGAAAATTATGAAGCAGTAAGAGGTATAAATATGTGGACAGCTATGAAAAATTTATTTTCTAGAGCTAAAGATATTAAAAAAGACATAGATCAAATAAAATGATAAAAAGATTATTAACCTTATTTTTTTTATTTGTTTTGATTTTTGTAGCAGCACAAAAAAACATTATAGGTACACCATATAATCTTAATAATTTATTAATTGCACAATATGATTTTCAAAATAGTATGACATATGAAGATGCAAAATATGTATGTTCAAAATTAGGTGATGGTTGGAGATTACCAACTAAATATGAGTTAAATCTTATATATGAGAACAAAGATCAAATTAAAGGATTTGTATCACAATTACAAGTACAAAACGACTCAGAGTATTACACTGATCCTAACATATATTATTGGAGCGGAACTGAGCATAATGATATTTACACATGGGTTCAAGGATTTACAAACACAACTATAGCTATAACCAAAAAGACATCATATCTTTTTGTTAGAGCAGTCAAGAGTAATTAAATTATTTTAAAATTTAAATATGAGTTACACAAGAGAACAAATAGAAAAAGCAGTTAAAAACAAAGGATTTGTTTATTTTAACAGCCCTAAAGACTATGATGTTAATATAGTAGGTGTAAGAAATTTAAAGCCAGGTAAGAAAGTTACTAATGAATTTGATGATGTGATCACTGTATCATATAAGCTAATGGGAGTATGGCAGTATCATGAGTGGAAAATTACTACTGATCCTGGTAAGAAACCTACACAAATATTAAAACGCTCTAAAGGAGTGGCTAGATTAAAGCCAGGACAGTATAGAAGTGTGTATAGTGTATCCTTGCATAATGGTAAGTATCAAGCTCTATGTCAACGCTTAGGCAATGTTACTGTATATAGAGATAACAACAAAGATACTACCTATGATGAGAAGGTAACTGATACAGGGTACTTCGGCATAAATATACACCGCTCATCCATCTATAAAGATCCTACTTATGTGGATTATTTCTCAGAAGGATGTCAGGTGTTTAGATATAATGCTAACTTTGTAGAGTTTATGAAGATAATTAATAAATCAAAGGCTATTTTTGGCAATAAGTTTACTTACACATTAATTGAATCAACAGATATTAAATAATAAAATAAAAAAAATGAAATTTAGAAACAACTGGAACACATCAAGAAAGCAATGGGATAAATTTGCTGTAAGATTTAGAAT